GTACGGCGGACTCCTCGTTGAGAACTTAGTCCAGGCAACCGCTCGGGATATTATGGCGGATTCCCTTCTGAAGATTGAGGCCGCTGGTCTCCCCGTTGTCCTTCATGTGCACGATTCCGTAACTGTTGAAGTTGCCGAATCGGAGGGACAGGCGGCACTCGACTTAATGATCCAACTATTAACCGAAGAACCTCTCTATATGCCTGGGCTTCCCTTGGCGGCAGAGGGGGAAATTAAAACGCATTACTGATGCCATGAACCTCCTCCGAATCATCGGCTTAATCGCCTTATTCGTCACCGCAGTCCTCGTCTTAGCCTACATCGTGGCCGCATTCGTATTAACAGTAATAACATCACTATTCATCACTACATGAACCATAAAATTATCGGCCTAACAGGTCCAAAGGCGGTAGGTAAATCGACCTATGCTAAATCAATTGAGGGAGCGGTAATACTTTCCTTCGCCACTCCTATAAAAGAAATGCTCAAGGTGATATTGCCGGGAGAGAAATATCTGCATTTTAAGGAAGAACCAATACCCAACTTCCCCGATAATATTAATACCAGGCAGTTATTACAAACCCTCGGGACGGAGTGGGGAAGGGAAGGAGTTTATCCGAATATATGGGTCGACTTAGCCTACAAGGCGGCTCTCCCTTACATCGGTAAGAAAACCATCGTCTTCGATGATATCCGATTTCCCAACGAAGCATGGGCGATTCGTAGATGGGGACATACCCATGAGGTTTTGACGGAAATCGTTCATATTTCTCGGAAGGGACATGAACCCGATCCGAATGATAACCATGTCTCAGAGGCGGGACTTCCTAAAGGGATGATTGATAAATGGGTGTCGGTGGGTGAGGATGGGAAAAGCTAGGGATATAGCCAAGCAGATGGCCACGGAAGCGAAGCTTAAAAATATGCTTCTCAAAGTACCCGAGGACCACGATGGATTTTCCCAAAGGGAACTGTCGGATAAAACAGGGATTCCTCGGAGAACAATTCGGAAGATTGAAACCGAGGCGATTACCAAAATAACCGATTATATCCAGCAATTTATTAGGGAAGAGGGTTCCGACTAATGGCAATCTTATCCGCAGATATGGCGGGGTTCTTCGACCGGCTCCCGCAAGGAGACTTTGGCCATCATACTTTTATTGCCCGCCTAACCCTCCGTGCCGCAATGCACCAATCAGACTTTGAAAAAGCCCATGATTATTGCCTCGAGGTAGCAAAAGAATTTACCCGCCGACCACTCCAACCAAACGAGATCCGAAATGCATTAACTGGTGCATATCAAATCCTGTCAGGTGAGAAGATTATCAGCCCGACTAAAAAAGTATCAATTGATACCACAATCTCAACAAGCTCAAAGGGTAGGCCCGAAGATCTCGAAATGCTTCAACTCCGCTCCTCCGCCATTCCAAGGAATGCCGAGGAGGCGGTTTCCAAGCTGTTCCGATCCGACCAATGGATAAACATCCAGGCGGATAAATATAATACGATGATCAAGTCAGCGGGCGATTGGGGGATCAGTCAAGGGGTAGGGCAGATGGAATTTATTTCTTACAATCCATTCAAGGATATCGGTCCTCGGGTAAAAGAGAATGCCGGTGAGCGAATGTACCTGGTACACGAGATTGATGATCCAACATGGACCAAGGCCGAACAGGTAGGACCGGCACTAGCCCTTGAATCTATCTGTCCCCTCAAGATGATAGTCGATAGTGGCGGGCAGAGTCTACATTGCTGGTACGATTGGATACCTGGTAAAGCTGATCAGTTTAAACATATGTCGATGAAGCTCGGAGCAGACCCATCGATTTATAATTCACCCCTCGGTTTAGTCCGACTGCCTTGGGGAACCCGTAAGCCGAAGACTGAGAAGGGCGAGAAATATACTGCCCAGCAACCAATCTTATTTTGGCGGGAATGATTAATACTCTCCTCAAAGCAACCATCGTACGACGGTTTATTCAGCTAGGCATTAAGCCCGTTAAAGCAATGAGAATGGCCGACCGAATGAACGAGGGAGATGCTATTGTGCTTGTCAGAAATCACATAAATTTAAAGCCCCAAATAATTTTAACACTAATCAAAAATAACATAAAAGATAATGAGACCTGAAAATGACCCATATTATAAAGCACAGCTTAAAGCCATCGAACTGGAATATATGCTCGACAGCCCAACTGTCACCAATATGCCAAACCGATCAATCGAGGTAAGGAATGACGATCCCAAGCCATTACCCGATATCATGTCATTTGGTCAGTGCATGGAGTTCGCCACTAACCCCGCCAACGAGCTTGAAGAGATTATCGAGGGATGTCTGCATGAAGGATGTAAGATGATCATATCAGGCTCAAGTAAAGCCGGTAAAACATGGTCGTTAATTAACTTGGCCATCGCCGCATCCAATGGGATGCCGTGGCTGGGGATGCCGGTTAAGCAGAGTAAGGTTCTATACCTCGACTTCGAGCTAAAGAAGTTCTTCGGTACAGATCGAATAAAGCGGGTGGCCAAGGCCATGTTTAAAGGAGAGATGCCACTAAACCCTCGGTTAGACTATTGGCCTTTACGAGGTTACCGAACTGAATTGTTGGATCTCCTGACCAAGATCCGAGTGGAAAGGAGGAATTACGAATTAATTATCCTCGATCCATACTACAAGCTGGCAACCGGTATAGACGAAAACGATGCCAAAGCTGTAGGCGAAATTGTCAATCTGATCGAAGACTTCTCCGAGGAAACCGGTGCCGCCATAGTATTTGCCCACCACTTCTCCAAAGGTAACAAGTCAGAAACCGATCATATCGACAGAGCGAGTGGTTCAGGTGTCTTTGCCCGTGATCCCGATGCTATCCTCACCCTAACCGCTCACGAGGAAGAGGAGCACTTAGTCCTCGAAACCACCTCCCGAAACTGTCCATTCTCACCCCCAAAAGTCCTCGAATTCTCTGCCGATACCTTCCCCCTTTTCCGACATAAGCCCGACCTCGAGGCAAAGTTCAGAAAGCCAGGGCAAACCTCCACAATCCAAAAAAAGATTAATGAGGCCTTATCCGAGAAGTTCCTCGAGCTGTTAAAAGATAAGCCGATTAGCGGAAGAGAGCGAGCAATTACCCTCCTAAAAGAGCAAACAAATAATCGAATAGATAAGCACATTTTTGCCAAGATTCTGTCCGAAATTAAGGACAAAATTGACATCGAAACGGGCGGTCCAGGCAATCAAACTATCTACTCTTTACGACTAAATCTTGAAAGCGAATAAGTTAATTTTTTGATTGATCTGATAGTAGTCCGAAAAATCTATATATATATTATATATATAATATTAAATTCGGCCCACTCTCCAACATGAAAAAATACAGGCTGTTAGTAGTCCTCCTTCGGACTAATGCTTTGGCCCGTAAGCCGGCCCAAAAGCTAAAGCTTACGCACCAGTCCGCCAACCGCTTTAGGCGGCCGTACCAGGTGGACTACATTGCCAGCCTACAAGCTCACCCGATTAGAAGATTAAAACCGATCCATCAGCTTAACCGATTAACCGGCAGAACAGGTATCACTCGTTCAAGGCATCTATCTGCTAGCCTTAATATAATCGCTCAGATAATACTATACTCGGTATCACTCAGACTAAATTCAATCACAGCAAGGAGGGCATTCAGAGGAATGGCGGGATTGGCTGTCTTATACCCTAGCGTGGTAGATTATATAGGTTGGAGTCTAAAAACGCTCTCAGCGTCCTCTACGGGGCTTTAAACGCTATATATGGAATTATATGTCGGTTTATATTTATCCGAATATTTCAAATATTATCTGAAGTATGATAAACAGGCTGTCGATTATAAGATCCCGTTCGAGGAAAAAGAAGAATAAGGTTAGGAGAGCATACCACTCTCTTTGATTATTATGTATCGGTGACTTCGGCCTCGATGATTTTTTCATCCTTCAGATTGGCAAGCTCGGCTCGGATCTCATCCAGGCTTAAAGATTTCTTCACTTCGATAGTCTGAGTAGGCTCACCTTCATACTGGCGATGCTTGTCGATTAGAATGCCGGTAGCGATTGGTAGGACTCCTGATGGGATTTCATCGTCCTGGAGTTTAGTTATCAGACTTTCAACTGCAAGCTGAGTCGCTGTTCCGATTAATCCTCTAAGATGCTTTTTCGTATCTTTCAGTGTTTCCTGTTCTCGAGACTTAACGACTGCAACTGTATGAGCTGTTATCTTACACTGCTTTGTAATACTCGTTATCGTGGAACCCTCTGCCAGCATCTGAACGCATTTAGCGTAATCGTTAGGTCTCTTATCGAAAAGCCTCTGTCCGGTCCAAACTGCGGGACAGGCTTCCTCGACAACTAAATTAGCCGGAAGGTTCTCGGCTTTCTGATATGCTCTCGGTCTTTTTGTAGGCATGATTTTAATCGGTGTGGCATAATGATAATGAATTATCAATAAGGGATTTGGCAAGAACAATTAGACATAATCACTATTACACGAAATTAGTGTAAATATTAAGCCACTGATTATTAGTGCTTTATGTAAATGCTCTAGGATCGTGCAAGTTGTGTAATTTAATCGGTTAACCCCAACAGGGGGGGAGGGGGGTCGGATTTGGCGGCCCGCCGGTCACCGAGACCGATTGTGTCCCATAAAAAAATTTCCACCAATTGCGTACCACTCGCCCTCCAGTCTGCTAAAATCGAACTAATGCCACTTACCTGGACACCGCACCCCGCCTTACCGCCTCTGACAAAATCAGAGATGCTGTCCATGTCCCCCGAAGCAATCCTCGCATATTGGGAGAAGCGAGAGGAAGCGATCAAGGATGAAAGAAGTGATCCTTATAGGTTTGGCTTTGAACTGGATACTTGGAAGTTAGCGGATGAGCAATTAAAGACTCACTCGGAAATTCTGCTTATGGGAGGGAATCGGGCTGGCAAGTCCGAGCTTTGTGCGAAAAGAGTGGTTCAGACTTTAGTCGAGAATCCAGGCACAATTATTTGGTGTTTAACAGAAACATCGGCAAATTCGATCCAATTTCAGCAGAAACTCGTATTTAAATACCTTCCAAAAGAGTTAAAATCGTTAGGCAGAGGTAAGGTCGGATATGTAATGTACAGCCTTCGTAATGGCTTTACTGCCTCAAAGTTTACTTTGCCCAACCGGTCCGAGTGCATCTTTAGAAATTGGAGCCAGGACATCAGCACAATCGAAGGAGGAGAAATCGGATGTCCCTCTCCACCGGTAACCGGCACCCATAACATTGGATTTTGGGCTGACGAATTGGTGCCAATGTCGTGGGTGAATACGCTAAGGTTTAGATGCGTAACAAGATCGCATGAGAGTCCACATGATGGAGTAGTTCGACCGGCAAGTGGATTAATTTCCTTCACCGCCGTTGACGGCTGGAACAGCGTAGTCAAATCGATGCTAACAGGAGCCCGCACCGTAGAGTCAACGAAAGCGGATCTCTTAGACGGCGAAGAAGTCCCCCTCGTTCAACAGCCCATCCGCAAAGCCAGTTCTGTTGTGTATTTTCATACAGCGGCGAATCCCTTTGGCGGCTGGGCGGCGATGAAGAATCAACTGGAAGGTGAGAAGCGGGAGACTATTTTATGTCGGGCGTATGGAGTGCCTGTGAGGCAGTCTAGGGCCATTTTCCCTAATTTGACCGATAAAAACTTCGTAACATCTGACAAACTGCCCGATTTCTCGGAAGCCAACTGGGTATTATCCATCGATCCGGCGGGAGCAAAACCGTGGACAATGGTCCTATTTGCAATCGATCCTCACGGAGTCGCCTGGGCGGTTAAGGAGTTTCCTGACTTCGACACATGGGGAGGATGGATTGACTTAACTAAGGACAAGCTAAGTGCCGGCGAGGCCGCCCAACCGAACGGGTACGGCCTGGCGGATTATGCCGATGAGATTAGAAGGATGGAGAAGGTATGTGGGGAAAGTGAGGTCATCCGCATAATCGACCCGAGGCTTGGGGCGGCGAGCTATCAGAAGTCGGAAGGCAGTTCCAACATTATCGATGATTTAATGGGCGAAGATATAATCGTTCAGCCAGCAGAAGCACTCGACATCGAAACAGGACTTCAAGCTATTAATAATTTACTCGCATGGGATCGGGAAAAAGAGATGGATTTGGATAATAAGCCTAAATTGATGTTTTCGGATGAATGTCAAAATCTAATAAGTTGTATGCAAGCTTACCAACCAAGCGCTGGGCTAAAATGTCCGAGCAAAGATTTCGTAGATAATGCCAGGTATTTTTGCATCGGTAATTTCGAGTATTTCAGCGAGGACGAATTAATTTCAACAGGTGGAGGAGGGTATTAATTATGGGAGTAACTAAAAAGTGGAGTCAAATGCAGAGGGACCAAGTGGTAATTTTACGGAAGACTGGATTAAGCTGGCCAAAGGTAAGTAAAGGGGTGGGCATCCCTCGTTCTAGCTGTCAGAAGATTTGGTCTGAGGAATCGGATGGTAAAATCGAACTGCCCGCCCCACCGGCAAAGCAGATAGAAAAGGCTAGGGTGCTTAAACTCGTCCCCAATCCCCGCCTTATGCTCATTCATTTTGATGATCGGGAAGGGATTGCGAGGTGCGTTAAGAGACCAGGAGCCAATCACCCTCCAAAATCGGAAATTTATGTCAAAAAAGTCGAGGGAGACGATGATTTGTATCGAATCGCCTGATCAGACGGAGAAGCGGATTGATCTGATGTTGAGGGAAATGGTGGTAGAGGAGGGCTTGTCTGCATTTGAGGCTGGGCGTGAGCCGAACAATTTCACGCTGAAGGAAATTAGCGAATTTATTGGAGTGCCTATTATCGCTGTCCACAGAGTCGAAAAAGAGGCACTGAAAAAACTTAAAAAAATAATGTTAGAATTGGAGATTAAAAATGGAAATACAGGAATTTAGCGAAAAAGGACCCGATGTAGATGCCATCAAAAAGGAGTTTGAAGATGCGAAAGCAGACTTGAGCTTTTGGATGGA